TGTCAGTTGTGTATCTCAGGATGGATGCCTGCTGCATGTTGCGAAGCGCTACAAGTTGCGTCTCTGATACCTTACCAAAGAATACTGCATCGTCTAAAAGTGTGTCGAATGAGATCATTAAGCGATTGACCGCTTGCTGCATCTGAAGGTCTGAAAGCCAGTAATCCACCATTGAAATACCAGCTAAAATTGCAAGTATCTCTTCTGTGGATAGACCTTGTTCCCTTAATTCTTCTACATCTTGGGTGAATTGGTCTTGAGCTTCGGTGAGTCTGGCTTCAAAGTCTGCAACTGCACTATCAATAGTATTCGATAGCGGCATTAGCTTTGTAGTCTATTGAGGAGCCTGTTCTGTTCTGGTTGTGCTTCGGATTCGTCTACCTCAGATAATAAGGCTTCTGCATCCTCTGGGAGCATATCGGGATTTTTAAGCATAAGATAGCTTTGGCGAGTGGCAAGCTTGTTCTGGAATAACCAGGTGAACATTTCTCTCTCTTCAGATGGTGATAGAACTTGAGGCTCTTCAAAGTCTACCAGATATTCATCAGCAAGTTTCTTGCCTGTTTGTACTTCAATAATGCGTCTGTCAATCTCAAAACGCCTATGCTCCCATGCTCTCCAGGTATCTTCGATGTTGGCTTGGACTTCGGTATAATTGTCTATCTCCTGTACCCTCAAGGCTTCTGCGGATTCTGCATTGCCATGAGAATCAATAAATTTTACTCTGAGTTGATTGTTATTGAGAGTAGTCTCAACAAGGTATTTCGCACCTAAAATTAAATCACTTATACTTGCTGATGGGCCAGTAACGCCAAAATTTGCGCCTTCTGGAAGGTATAATATTTTATCAACACCCATAGAAATGCGTGATCTGTCATCTACGCCTGTGACAAACTTTACGCCAATAGCACCAAGTCTGATACACAGTGATATATCCATAGCCGCTACAGATAATGCAAGGTCAGCCCTTACTACATCTTCAGCACCACCCACAAAGAAATCCCTTATAGGCGGGTAGCGATGAACAAATGATACCGGGATGATACCGTAGGGGTTAACATCCCCCTCATTAAAAGAAAACTTGTCTCCGTTTGCGTCAATCCCGAAATGTCTGCCTGGTTTACCGTCTCTCTCAGCGGTCCATACAATAAACTCCTGTTTAGTAAGTTTGGCTAAACCCTCGTTTTCAATAGCGTAAATGCACCCGAAAGGCTCCTTTTCTCCTGGTAAAAATAATGGCTCTACGAAAGGAAGTAATTCAAATTCAACCCTATTACGCCTTGGGTTCCAGAGACTTCGAAAGCCCATAGTCCCTAAGAGAAATGTAGTTTGCTCTAATTGTCTGCGCTTGGCGTTAAGGTCTTGGATGTCTGCAAAGTCCTTATAGCGATCATCGACCTTCATTCTGGGGGGTCGTTTATAAGCTTGCCCTCTGGCCTTACATACACGCCTTGTGAGATTCTGGGCAAACATGGGGACTTGCTGTAGGGATTCTGAGCCAAAATACTCCCCTACATAGTTCTCCATATTGAACCCCTCATAAAAATCAAGAAGGTACTCACGCTCTCTTGTGCGTTTTGTTTCAATATTGTTTAGATAGTCAGATAAACTATCTATAATAAGCTGTTCAGATAAATCTTGTATAATCATATTACCAGTCAATTACTCCTGCGGTTCTCGATTTAATAGGAAATAGGTTACAAAAAAAATATCTACTCGCATCACAGGCGTGATCATTTAGACCATCCTTTAAAGGTTCTTCTTTAAGCTTTTGATCTTTCTTCTTCTCTGGATAACGATAGTTCTCAAAGCTGGAGATGAATTTCTTTGCTCTCGAGTCTGCGTAAAAATGTGTGTTACCAGCAGCATCTTCGAACCATGTTCTCATGTGGGTGATGCCGTTTGCGATATTCCGGGATACCTTGTCTGTTCTAAAATCAACCCGCATTCCCTTTTTTCTAAATTGTTCAATATCAGAAATACCGCTTCCCTGGACTCCACCGCCTGCTGGATCTCCAAAATATCGAATGATCGGATAGCCCTTAGCCCTCACTTTGTCTGCAAAGTCCTCGGTTTTGATATTTTCTTCCCAAATCTCATCTATTAGATATACCTTATCCTTACCTTGCCTTGGGTCAGTCTGGAAAAATCCACAGGCACTTGTGCGGTATCCAAAGTCAATTCCACAATAAGTGGGTAAGTCGGGGTTAAACTTGAGTCTTTGAATGTGTATGGTGCGGTCAAATGGAAAGACTCTGCCAGAAAATGAGGTAAATTGTGAGCCGAACTCTTGTTGGAATGTTTCATAGGTTAATGTCTTTTTTAACTCCTCTATGTCATCTTTGAAAAATGGGGACTCCCAGCTTGGGTGCTGCCATGACTCCCAATCAGGGAACTCATCTGATTTTCCTCGTTGCCATAGGTCGTAGACCCAATTAAATCCCTCGGGCGTTGTCGTAAATAACGCCCAACCCTGTTTGTCTGACAAAGTTGGTCTTAAATATTGCTCCCAAACAATCTTCCTTATCTTCGCTGCTTCTTCAATTACTAAATGGTCTATGCCATCTCCAACTAATGACTCTGGTCGGTCTGCTGACTTCACCGATATTTCACTGTTTAGACCAGCAAGCTTCATGTAATGCACTGCTCCACTGACCTCTTTTTTGTATGCGATTGGAAGTCTCAGTTTAGTGAGTACATCTATTTTGACTTCACGCATAATTTTGTCAGCTAAATCTAAAGTAGGAGCCACTATCCACGTTCTCGTATTTGGAGTTAGGAGGTATGGCAATATCTCTTTAGCTGCACTATAACTTTTGCCTGATCGTCTGCCCTGGATGTTTACTCGGAATCGAGCTGTCGACTCATGTACCTCCTGCTGATTAGGCGAGGGCTGGTACTTGAGTATCTTCCAGAGCTTCTGCTTGTTTAATACTTTTCTTTTCAATCGGTGATTCTTCGTAGCCACACTCTTTGAGTAATCCCTCGAGATTGCCTACAAGTTCAAATTCGTTACGATCTGATTGACCTAAATATTGTTTACCTAAAAATATGAGCATTGCGTTTGAGCCTTGCTCTGCTGTTTTCCATTGGAGCTGCCGGAGCTTGATCTTCATGCTTTCACGACCACGCTCGATTTCTTCTCTAAAGCGCACTCGGATTGTGTTTTCACTGCAATTATGCAACTTGGCTATCTCTACCATTGAACAACCAAAGCTGGCAAGCATTTCTACCTTGTCCGCACTGATGTCAAGAGCTGGTCTGCCAGTCTTTTTCTTTTCCATAATAAATCCTGTTATAGTTTCAGTAACTAAGGATTAGACTACATCAAATAAAACCCAGCACTTGCGTATTGCCCTGCGCCAGTAGGTCTTAGCTGAAGATTCAGATATTTCCAGGGTGTCTGCTATAGTGGGAAAGCTGTGAGATTTTAGGCGCATCTTGAACACCTGGAGTTCTCGCTCGGATAGGTTGTCGTATGCTTTGTGAGCTGAGAGTTGCCAGTGGCGCATGTGCGGTTCGATTAAGCCACTGCGAAAGATGGCAAGCTTACGGTAGAATTCGTCCCCGAGTTCGATTGAGTCTATGAGTCTTTCATAGTCTTTTGCTGTGATTATAGGCCAGTCCATTATTGTAACATATGTTAACCCGCTAAAATGTTAAAAAAAATTTGCACAGTGGATCCGTCGCAGCGATTCCAGGCTCCTTGTGGATCGGATTTCGTGGCGAAATTTGAGCAGAAAAGAATCATTTGTTCGCACCCCATCGACCCCAAAATACGCAATCGGTAGATAATCGGCAAAACATACTGTGAAATTCGTGGAAAATCTCGTTTCGGTTGCGTTCGTTTAATCGGACGCTCTTCAAAATTTCTTAACACATACCCCACCCTATATATACGCGCAATAGAAACTATTGCAATAATACCAACACATAGCTATATTTGAGGGTATTAATTAACACAATGACAGGAGATTGAGAATGTATAAAAAATGTTACGAATGCCACCACCCAACCCCACCCCCTGAAAGGGTAGAGATAAACGGCGATGAATACTGTGAAGAATGCTATAATGAAAAGTATTATATATGTGAGTGTTGCAATGATACCTATAAAACAGAAGAAATGACAATCGTTATGGATGGACAAGGGGTGTGTCCACAATGTATTGAAGATTATTATACTGAATGTGAAGAGTGTCTTGAATTTCACGAAAATGATTATATTTACAGAACAACGCAAGGGAATTCATATTGTAACGGGTGTATATATGAGGTTGCAAGTGTTTGTTGTGATTGCGATGTTTGGAGTGAAGAACCAGAGTATATAGATGAAGAACCGTATTGTGATGAATGCGCAGATGAACATGAACATCAAACTAAAATCATTCGACCCTATAGTTTCAAACCTAGCCCAATATTTTTTACAGGGCAAAACGAACGACCATACAATAACAATGATAAAAGGTTGGTATTCGGTTTTGAACTTGAAGTAGAAAATAGGGGAGTGCTTAAC